AAATATGTCTGTGAATCTTGGAATAAATCTATTCCTTACAATAATCGTGCCACAATACAGGCAACATTCAGAGAGGTGTTTGAACCATGAGTAGTGCTTCTGTTGTTAGTGATCTACAAAGTATAAATCCATCAGCAATAATAGAACTTTTTACTCTTACAACTACAGCAGCATTGCATGGATCAGCTACTACGCATAGGTTTCATAATGGAACAAGTCTGAAAGATAATGGTGAAATAGTCTGGGCTGGTGATACATACCAAAGATTTCCAATACAGGCTGAAGGTTTTGCTTTTCAAAAAGGACAACTACCCAGACCTACTTTGACTGTCAGTAACGCATTGGGAACAATCACAGCTATTCTTTTGAACGTAAATGAAACTACAACAGGAAATGATTTAACTGGTGCTACTGTTACTCGAATCAGAACTCTTGCTAAATTTTTAGATGCTGTAAATTTTCCAAGTAATGTAAATCCTTATGGCACACCAGATCCTAATGCAGAGTTTCCACAAGAAATTTATTCCATTGATCGTAAGTCGGGAGAAAATAGAGAAGTTGTTACTTTTGAACTTGCGGCAGTATTAGATTTAGCAGGTATTCGTGCTCCTAAAAGGCAGTGCACAAGAGCAGAGTTTCCTTCTATTGGAACGATTAACGGATGAATTGGAAAGAAGCTGCATTGGTTCATGCGAAAGACCAAGACCCTAAAGAATCTGTTGGATTATTAGTAAATATCAAAGGCAAAGAAAGATATTTTCCCTGTAATAATCTTGCTATGACTGCACATCAATGTTTTATTCTTGATCCAGTTGATTATGTAAAAGCATCAAATCAGGGAGATATTGTTGCTGTTATTCATTCTCACCCTGTCACTCCACCAGTTGCTAGTCAGGCAGATAAATTAAGTTGTGAACAAAGTAAAGTTCCGTGGCATATTGTTAATCCGAAAACAGAACAATGGGGATATTATGAACCATCAGGATATAAAGCACCTTTATTGGGTCGTCCGTGGGTCTGGGGTATTACTGATTGTTGGTCTTTAGTAAGAGATTGGTATAAACAGGAGAAAGGTATTGAACTTAGAGATTGGGAAAGACCATTAACACCAGAAGAGTTTTTAAAAGATCCTATGTTTGAGAGATGTGCATGGAGAACTGGTTTTAGACAGTTGAGACAAGAAGAAAAGTTAGAGAATGGTGATTTATTATTTATGTCAATCATGGCAGATGGATTAAATCACGTTGCTTTGTTTCTTGATGGTGAAGTATTACACCATTTAACAGATAGACTTAGTTGTAGAGAATCTTATTCTGAATGGTTACTAAAATGTACGGGAGGGAGGTATCGCTATGCTTCGTAAGATAAAACTATATGGAGAACTGGCAGAATTTGTTGGTCATAAAGAATTTGAAGTACAGGTAGATAGTCTTGCAAAGGCAGTAAGTTTTTTAATAAATAATTTTGAAGGAATAGATAAATTTATGAGTCCGAAATATTATCAGGTAAAAATAGGAAATTATGAAATAAATGAATCAGAGTTTAACTATCCGATAGGACAACAGGATATACATTTTATTCCTGTTATTGCTGGTGCTGGTGGTAATGTTGGAAGAATCTTAGGTGGTGCAGCTTTAATAGGATTAGCATTTACAACTGGAGGTTTAACAGCAGGAGCTTTTTTTAAAGGTGCTGCGGTAAAAGGTTCTTTAGCAGGTGCAGGATTCTTGACTCAAGCTGCTGTAGGTATTGGTGGTGCTTTAGTTTTGGGTGGTGTGTCAGATATGCTTTTCCCTATGCAAAAACCTAGAGAATTTAGTTCAGAGCAAGATCCCAGATTATCCTTTAGCTTTTCTGGAACGCAGCAGACAAGCAGGGCAGGTACTCCAGTTCCAATAGTTTATGGTGAAATTTTTACAGGAAGTGTTGTAATAAGTGGAGGAATAGATACTGAGCAGGTACAGGCATGACAAAAGATCCTAAATTAATCAGAGGTGCTGGTGGTGGAAATAGAAGACAGCCACCGCCTCCAAGACAACCTACAAGAACTCCTGATACTTTACATAGTAAGCAGTTTGCTACTTTTCTTGATCTTATTTCTGAAGGAGAAATAGAAGGTTTCGCTTCTCCATCAAAAGAAGGTCTGACAAAAGGAACTACTGCATATACAAACGCATCGCTTAAAGATGTATTTTTGAATAATACTCCTGTTTTAAAAGCAAATGCCAATTCATCTAGTCCTGCTACTAACGACTTTAATTTTCAAAATATTTCTTTTGTTTCACGTTTTGGAACGTCTAGTCAGACAAAGATTCCTGGAATTGAAACCAGCCAATCTATTACTCCAGTAGGTGTAACAGTAACAGTAAGTTCTCCTGTCACAAGGCAGGTAACTAATACAAATGTTGATGCCATAAAAGTATCAATAACATTTCCGCAATTACAGAAAGCAACAAATGACGGTGATTTATTAGGTTCTTCTGTCCAACTAAAAATTGCAGTTCAATATAATTCTGGTGGTTTTACTGATGTCATATCAGATACAGTTACAGGTCGTACCGCAGACGCATATCAAAAAGATTATAGAGTGAATATTACAGGCTCTTTTCCTGTAGATATCAGAGTAATCAGAGTTACAGCAGATAGTACAAGTTCTGCTCTTGTTGATTCTTTTCAATTTACAAGTTTTACAGAAATAATTGATGAGGCTTTTACTTATAACAACAGTGCATATAACTCAATAAGGTTAGATTCACAGTTATTCAGTGCTATACCAGCTAGAAAATTTAGGATCAGAGGAATAAAAGTAAGGATTCCAGGTGCAGGTGCTAGTGGATCAGGTACACCAACTGTAGATAATGCAACTGGTCGTATAGTTTATCCAACTGGTTATATTTTCAATGGAGTAATGGGTGCTGCGACTTACACCAACTGTCCAGCGATGTGCCTATTAGATTTACTTACCAATACAAGATATGGGTTTGGAGATCATATAACAGATAGCAGTTTAGATTTATTCTCTTTTGTCAACGTAAGTAAGTTTGCAAATACTCTTGTTGATGATGGTAGAGGAGGACAGGAAGCAAGATTCAGTTGTAATGTAAATATTCAAAACTCCAGTGAAGCATTTGATCTAATAAATGAACTTGCAGGTGTGATGCGTTGTATGCCGATATGGTCTGCTGGAACGATAACAATGACGCAGGATAAGCCAACAGATGCAAGTTATTTATTTAATTTGGCTAATGTAGGAGAAGCAGGGTTTAGTTACTCAGGCAGTAGTCTTAAAACAAGATCCAGTGTTGTTTCTGTGTCTTACTTCAATATGGATTCACAGGAAGTGGATTTTGAAGTCGTAGAAGATAGCACCTTAATTAGTAAGATCGGAACTGTTGTAAAACAGGTAAAAGCATTTGCCTGTACTTCCAGAGGGCAAGCTGCCAGATTGGGTCGTGCAATACTCTTCAGTGAAGCCAATGAGACTGAGATCTGTACATTTACAACATCTATAGATTCTGGTGCAGTAGTCAGACCTGGTGCTGTTATTGAGATAAACGATCCAGTAAGAGCAGGAGTCAGAAGAGGTGGCAGATTAAAGTCTGTTACTTCAACAACTGTTGTGACTGTAGATGATACGACTGCAACAGATTTTGCGGTAGATGCCAGTGGTAATCCAGTAGGAGATGCAACTTTGAGTGTAGTTTTACCTGATGGGACAGTTGAAAGTAAAACAATATCATCTGTCTCAAATGGTACTGTCACTGTTAGTTCTGCATTTTCTCAAACTCCTAATGTAAACACAGTCTGGTTGATTCAAAACTCTACAGTACAGGCACAGCTATTCAGAGTTATCAATGTTGAAGAACAGGACGGAATAAATTATGCGATTACTGCCTTATCTTATGTCAATGAAAAATATGCCTTTATAGAAGATGGTTCTGCCCTACCAGCTAGAGATGTTACTAAATTAGATGAATTAACAAATCCTCCTGTTGGTTTAGTTGCAGTTGAAAAGATTATTCCTATCAATAATCAGGCAGTTTCTAAATTAATTATCAGTTGGCAACCTATTGTCGGTGTTATTGAATATCAGGTAAATTATCGTTTTGAAAATGGTAACTATGTAAGCGAAAGAGTATCAAGACCTGATTTTGAGATACTTAACAGTCAGAAAGGTACTTATGAAATACAGATATTTTCATATAATGTGCAAGGTCAATTATCTGCTACATCTACTGATTTAACATTTCAAGCTGTGGGTAAAACTTCCTTGCCCGCAGATGTTCAAAATGTAAGAATCGAACCTTTATCAGACCAATTTGTACGATTACGTTTTGATAAATCTACAGATGTTGATGTGGTTCATGGCGGTAACGTGGTTATTCGTAGCTCTAATCTCACCAGTGGATCAACATTTACTAATTCAGTTGATGTTTTACCTGCATTGAGTGGAAACGTCAGTGAGTCGATTGTTCCTAATATTATAAATGGAACGTATCATTTAAAATTTAGAGATGATGGGGGTCGTTTAAGCTCTGGTGATGCCTCTGCTGTTTTAATTCAAACAATTCCAAATACATTACCGAAACTTACTGTTTTAGAAGATAGAGAAGATCAAGATAGCCCACCTTTTCAAGGAACAAAAGTTGATTGTTTTTTCAGTGATGATGTAAACGGACTTGTTCTTGGGTCTTTAGTAACATTGGATTCTGAGTCAGATTTTGATGCTATCGCTGATTTTGATTTTATTGGTGCGGTTGATATTACTGGTGGTTCTTATGAATTTGCAAATACTTTAGATTTAGGAGGTAAACAACCTCTTAGACTACGGAGACATTTTGTTACTCAGGGTTTTTATCCTAACGATTTAATTGACAGAAGAACAGCTAATGTTGATACCTGGACTGATTTTGATGCAGCCACAGCATTTAATGTCGGAGCTTCTTTATTAGTAGCCACTACTGATCTTGACCCTGATTTATCAGTTTCAGCTACTTATGGACAGAGCGGAACAATCATCACAATCAGTAAAACTGGACATGGTTATTCTGTTGGTGATTTTGTTGTAATTGACTTTACTGCTGGCTCTGCCACAGATGGAAACTATGAAATAATTACAAAAACAGATGACGCTTTTACAGTTACTTCAGCCACAAGTGCAACAATATCAAGTGGAACATCATGTACTTATGGAGCTAATTTTACGCAATTTAATACTTTTGTTAATGGAACGTATGTTGCAAGAGGATTTAAATTTAGATGTGAGATGGATTCAGATGATCCAGCACAATCTATAGAAATAGATCAACTTGGATATACAGCAGAATTAGAAAGCAGAACAGAAACAAGTCTTACAAATGCGGGAGCATCTGCTGGTGGATTTATAGCATCTGGTACTTCTACAAAATCAGTTACTTTTACAGATAGTTTTTTTACAGGGCAGTCAGGTACTAGTGTTGCAGCAAATTCAATTTTACCTTCGATTGGTATTACGATAGAAAATGCACAAGTAGGTGATTTCTTTGCATTATCAAATATAAGCTCAACAGGTTTTGATATAGATATAAAGAATGGATCGAGTTTTGTTAACAGGAATTTCAAATATGCTGCTACAGGCTTTGGGCGTGGTAGTTAATACTGGTTTAGGATATACTTAGAGAAAATTTTGGATTAGGAAATGGCACAACACGATTATGTAATAGATAACTCCACAGGAGCAAATGTCAGGGCTGATATAAATAGTGTTTTACAGGCAATAGCAAGTAACAATTCTGGATCTTCAGCACCTTCCACTACATACGCATTTCAACTTTTTGCAAATACAACAACTTCAAAACTGCAAATTAGAAATGCCGCAAATAACGCTTTTGTAGATTTATTAAGTCTTGATGGAAGTATATTATTAGCTGATGGGTCAGCTTCCTCGCCCTCACTAAGTTTTTCAGATGACACAAACACAGGTATTTTTAGTTCTGCTGCTGACACTTTAAATATTGCAACAGGTGGTACAGAAAGATTTGTTGTAGATTCGTCTGGAAGAGTAGGTATTAATGGAAGTGGTGTAAACGGTATGTTGGAAGTAAGAGCGTCAGGAGGGGGAGGAAATACACAATTAACTGCTGTATTTGGTGCAAATGAAGGAACAACTGCTGGAACTTTGACAAATAATAATGATAAAGCTGCACGTATAGGGTTTAATCATTACAGCACAAGTGAAGAACCTTTTTGTTTTGTAAGTGCAGGTAGTGGTTCTTCTGCTAATAATATAGCTTTTGGTGGTGGTACATCTGCTATGAACGCTGCTACATCACTCACGTTTCACACAGCAGCAAATACTACTACAACTACTGGTACACAACGTATGAGTATAGATTCGTCGGGAAGGGTGCTTGTTGGAACTAGCACTCCAGTAATGAATGAAAGTGGATTTAATGAAATAGTATTAGCTGGCAAAAGCGAAGGTGCTGGTATTCACTTGGCTGATGATAACAATAATGTTCAGGCTGGAATGTTTACGTCTGATGTTAGTAGTGCTTTCGTTATCAGAACGATAACAAATAATCCTATGTTTTTCAGAACTAACAATACAGAACGTATGCGTATAGCAGCCGATGGCAAAGTACATATAGGATTAACAAACGGAACAGGTCAATTTAATGTAAAAAATCAAAATGATAGCACTCAAAATGCGTTTGAAATATATAACGATAACGGAGTAAGAAACGCAGCATTTTCGCAAAATTCTAGTGGTGATGCAACACTTGATTTAAGAACAAATGCACCTTTACAAACTGTATTAATTCAATCTAATGGTAATAGTCATTTCTCAGGTGGGAACTTAGGTATAGGTACATCAAGTCCCGATCATTTACTTCATTGTGTAGCCACTTCGTCTGTCATGAAAATAGATCACACAAGTAGTGGTGATACAACAGGTATAGTTATGAGACATGCCAGAGGTAATTTATCTGGTTTTAGCGGTAAAATTATTAGCTTTACAGGTAATAGTAATACTGAGGTTGGTACTATTCGTATTGGTTTAAGTTCAACTTCATATAATACAAGTTCAGATTATAGATTAAAAGAAAATGCAACTGCTATTTCTGATGGTATAACAAGGTTAAAAACTTTAAAGCCATACAAATTTAATTGGATTAATGACGATACAAATACACTTATTGATGGATTTTTTGCTCATGAAGTTTCATCTGCTGTCCCAGAAGCCATAACAGGAATTAAAGATGCAGTAGCAACTGAAGATACCACAGAATCTAAAAAAGGAGATCCAATCTATCAGCAAATAGATCAAAGTAAACTTGTACCTCTTTTAGTGGCTGCTGTACAGGAACTTATAGGTAAGGTTGAAGCTCTTGAAGCCGCTTAGTATAATAAGTTTACATATTAAATTGTTATGACCCCACAGGAACTATACGAAGAAACAAAATCTATTCTTGATTCTGATATTCAACAGGCACAGCAGATTCAATCTGATATACAGGCAAAACAACAACAGTTAAATCAACTTACAACTAAAATTATTGGCAATCAGAAGTTAGTTGAAGGTCTTAAAAAAGTTAATGGTGTTTCTGAAGAATAAAAGTAGTAATATGTATACATATTGAAAAATTTATTATGGCTGTTACTTGGAATATAGTTGCTTTAGATGCAACAAAAACTGTAGGAAGTTTATCTGATGTTGTTACTACTGTACACTGGACTGCCAGTGATGCAGATGGAGATCATACTGGTTCTTCTTATGGCTCTGTAGGACTTGCTGAAGCTGATAGTGGATCGTTCACTGCTTATGCAGATATAACAAAAGATAATGCGATTGCATGGGCTAAAGCTGCTCTAGGTGCTGATGAAGTTACAAGCATAGAAACATCTATTGCTGCACAGATAACAGAATCTAAAACACCTACAAAATCAACTGGTGTTCCCTGGTCATAGTAATAACTGACCAAAAAATATTGAATTTTATATAAAAACGATTATTATTGAGCTTTATTCTTTTTAATAATGCTTAAAAAAGTACTTACAATAGCTGCTGCTTCAGCTTTATCAACACCTGCATTTGCTGGTTTCTACTTGAACGTAGAAAACAATGGCTCTTACACAGGTAAAGATTACACTGGATCTGGCACTGATTTACATCTTGGTTATGAGAATGGTAATGCCTTTGGTAGCTACTACATACAAGGTGGTGCGTATCTTAATAACCCAGATGGCGCAGATTCAGAAACAAACTTCTCTGGTAAAGTTGGTGGTAATGTAGTTGCATCAAAGAATATTGATGTATATGGAGAGTTTTCAATTGTGACAGACGACACTAATTCTTATGGAACGAAGCTTGGTTTGAAGTATAAGTTTTAGTCATCATAGATAAAAACAAGTAACAGGGTATAACAGTTGGCAGAATTAGGAGCATAGATATAATACTTACATGACCTATTGCTTTTAGTACTGCCTGTTTAATCATGTTTCAAAAAATAGCTAATGTTTTGAGTATTCTCTCATTCATAATGGTAACTTCAGTTATAGGTGGAGGGTACTTTGGATATAAGTATGTAACATCTGAGCAGTTCAAGGCAAAGATGATGAATCAGGTCATGGGTAATGTAAAAGGCATGTTGCCTAACGTAATGGATAACGCATTACCAAAGACAACAGGAACATCTATCCCTGTCAAAAAACTTAATTTTATTGAAGATTAATGAACTGTTGGCACTGTCAAACAGAACTAATCTGGGGTGGAGATCATAGTGTTGAAGAACTCAAACCTATACTTGCTGAAGAATATTCTATGGTTACAAATCTCTCCTGTCCTAAATGTGAATCTTATGTAGAGGTTTACTATCCTAACCATGACAGAGATCAAGATACCTGAGATACATATACCAGAAGTATTAATACCACAAGTCTACGTTCCACAAGTATCGTTACCTGGATATGAACCTTTAAATGTAGAAACTATAGGTTGTAAATATTTTCATAGAGATATAAAGAATACAGGTAATAGAAATTTATTGATAGATGATCCAAACGGAGTTGTAAGTAATTGTCCATATCCGTCTTTTATTCCAATGAATTATCAGGCAGATCAACTGATAATTACAGAAACAGCATTACCAGCAGAAGAGGAACAAAAGCTACCAGAGGGTAAACCACCTCAAGCTGAGATACCAAAAGAAAAGAAAAAAGAAGATGTATTTGTAGAGTGTCCTGGTTCTAAGGATCAAAGAGTAGGTGACTTTCGTAACGAAAAGCGTTTAGAACGTGTCGTAGGCCATGAAAGAAGCGAAGATGGAACTATATGCACCACGATTTATGAGGACGT